AAACCGGGTAGTACTTTTCGGATAGGTATCCTTAACTTGCTTGATCATCGAGTAGAATGGTTCCGCCTTCTGCATATGACCTGAATCCATGGCATGCCATAGCGCATCCAACTGATCTTTTATCAGGGGGTACTCTGCAGCCCGTTGTTCAACGTAAGTGACGGGAACCACAATCGGTTCAAACTTACCGCCCACATAGCGGAAGCGTCCCTTAGGTGCCTCGCCTTTATGAAGCGTCCCGCTCTTTGCGTGGAATTCCAACAAGTGTTCCTGGCAGGTCCCGGAAGAAGTAACCGTCCCATCAGGATCTGTTACGAAGTAAGTGACTACAGTCATCGTTTAAGTACCATCGCTACAAGAGAGGTTCCGTTGGTATTACGGGGTTCAGTGCAGGACAAGTGATACACATGTACACCCGGACCAGGATTATCAATGATCCCTCGTGTAGCCAAGGTGCCACCCTCCGGCTGTTCCTTCCATAACTCAATCCCGTTACGGGTCAGTGAGATCCATGAATGGTAGGACTGGGTTAAAGAACCCAGCACAAAAACGGGGTAATAATCCGTCATCTCAATGACAACACTTACTTGTGAGGATGCTGCAAAAGCACCCACAGGAAGCGTGATTGCCTGGCCTCGAATCTTCAGTGTATCTACAGACAGATCCTGGATCTTGGCTGTGGTGATAGACGCATCCTGAATCTTGGCGGAGGTGATCGCTGCGTCTTTGATGCTCGCAGTTTCTACAACCAGGTACTTGGCCTGAACCTTCCCATCCTTGACTACAAACGAGCCTGACTCGTCCCGCAACTTACTGAAGGTCAGTTTGTTGATCGCCGCCTCGTCCATGAAGACTTCGTTGTTTTCAATGATGAAGGGCTTGCGCTTGTTGGTGGTACGCCCTACCCAGAATCGATCTACATCGAACCCTGCTTCAACAGTCTTGCCATCGTTGTAAACACCAAACCCGCCGATCAAGCCATTTACATCAACCTTGGCGTTCCACAGAGCACCTATCTCAGTAACCCTGTCGCCTACCTTGGTGATCGTGGTCTGCAGGTTGGTTTGCACTGAAGCGATGTTGTCGCCCAACTGACTTTGAGCAGTCGTGATCTGTCGGGACAAAGCGTTGTCGCTATCAACCCGAGCATCCGTCTCTACCTGGACAGCCGCTAATGCCTTTTCCAGTTCATCGCCAAGCGTTGCGTACAGGGTGTTGACTGTGGTGACAAAGGCTTCGTTAGCACTGGTTCGTGCCAGGACCTCTTGCTGCAGCAAGGCCCGTGTCGTGTCGCTGTGAGCAGACACTTCATTGAAGGCGACACCTAGAGCATCGTCGTTCTTGGCTCGCTCGATCATCTCCTGATCGATACCCAGCTTATTCAACTGAATCTTGGCGATCTCCGTTTTCAGAGATTGGGCCAGTACTCCAGCGTCGATCTGACCCGTCAGGATCTCGATTAGCTGTTCAATGGTAGGCCTGGCTACTGCTGTAGCAGGACCAATCATCTCACTGTATGTACCGTTCACTGAGACGATCTGAATCCAGTAGTAGTACCGGATCAGGGTTGCAGTTGTTGTCTTATCGTAAAAGAAGTTTCCGCTGACAATGGCATGCCGTACCGCAGAGTTCACGTCATCGGACGTGCTTCGATACAGAATGGTGTGGGCCACTGCATGGGGATTGACGGCTGGATACGTCCATTCCACATCAATACCCCCAAAGGCAGGCGTAGCCTTCAGGATTACATTACTATCCGGGTCCCCCGGTTTGGGGAAGTTTCCTCCCCCAGTTCCACATACCCAGCCTTCAGACATGAGAAGTGCCCTACCAAAGTTTCAGTTGGGCCTTACTATACGCAACTCCCTGCCACACTACCCAAACAGAGAAGCAACATGAAAGCCGAATACATCACCCACTTGGGTAACGATCTGATGGTCGTCAACTCTGCTCGCGTATCCTTCTTGAAGGAGTCCGACTTCGATATCGATGGTCTAGTTACTGGACGAGACGAACGTCTTATTCAGTACCTTGCCGAGCACAACCACTGGACCCCGTTCAGTCATCCGCAAATCACCATGCGTGAATCCGTACCCATCTTCGTGGCCCGCCAGCGGTTCAAGCACATGATCGGGTTCACCTACAACGAAGTGTCTCGTCGTTATGTGGATGACGCTCCGGAGTTCTTCATGCCTGAAGTCTGGCGTAGCCGTCCAGAAGGCAGCATGAAACAAGGCAGTGGTGTAGCGCATAAAGATCAGGGCTTCTATTCCAAAGCGTATTCGGAACTCATGGTCTCGCTGCGTGAGTGCTACGAATCCATGATCAAAGATGGTATTGCACCGGAACAAGCCCGCATGGTTCTACCTCAATCCATGATGACCAGTTATTACGTGACTGGTTCGCTGGCTGCATTTGCCCGTGCGTACAAACAACGTATCGACGCCCATGCTCAAGTTGAGATCCAGGAACTGGCCAAACAGTGGGGCGAGATTATCGCGCCGTTGTATCCAGCATCGTGGAAAGCATTGACTCAGTAACTAGTGCCAGTGTTCTAATACACCAGCTGTAACTCTCCTCACCTTTAAGCCAGTGCCCTGAACTTTTCCTGCAGGGCACTGGCTTCTTTTTATCCGCTCTACGAGGTTCCTATATGTCTTTGGACATTATTACGCCTGCGTTGAGCCAAATTGAATCCCCAACCGATTCATACGTGGCTCGCTATCCGTGGGCAGCAGAGTTTGCTGTCGAACAACAATCCATCTTCTGGCCTGCTGAAGAGTTGGGTGTTGATGAAGACGAAGATGACTTCCGTACCAAACTTACCGACGGTGAGTTGCACGGTGTTCTTTTCGCCCAATCAATCCTCACTCAGTACGAGCTGATGATCGGTGGCGAGGAACTGTGGGGAGGCAAGATCGCCCGCATGTTCCCCCGTCCCGAGATCCAGCGGATGTGTGCCTGTTTTGCCAACGTTGAACTGGGCAGCCATGCACCTTTCTACGACCTGGCGAACAAGGTGCTGGGCCGTGCCACCGACGACTTCTACCGTCAGTGGAAGAGCGACCCGATCCTGGCCGAACGCATCGCCTTCATCAGCCACTGTGCTGGCAGTGCCAATCCGTTGGAAGTCACTGCAGCCCTCGCCTTCCTTGAAGGTGCCGTGCTGTTCAGCGTCTTTGGCTACTTCAAGGGTTTCAATGCCCGTGGCCACAACATGATCCCGCACTTCGTGTCCGGTATCGATGGGAGTGCCAAGGACGAGAACTTCCATTCGATCGCCTCTGCTCGCCTGTTCAACCAGTGCCGTGCAGAACGTATAGAGCTGGGTAATCACAGCCCTGCCCAAGACGAAGCGTTGAACCAGGTCATCGACCAGATGAGCCAGACCGTCTACGAGCATGAGCTGCGGATCATCGACCGCATGTTCGAAGTGCCTGGCAACCGTGTGGTGGCTCAGGACGAGCTAGTGCATTTCCTCAAAGACCGTATCGACGTGGTGCGTAACCGTCTGGGCCGTCCTGCCCAGTTCGACCTGAAGAAAGGCGAGATCTCCAACTGGTTCTACCAGCAGCTATCCACCGTGAAGGTGCCTGACTTCTTCGCAGCAACCCAACTGCAGTACACCCGCAACTGGGCCAAGCACAAACTCACCTTCCGTAAGGAGCTGGCTCATGGCGTTTGATCCCACTGGTCTGGATGAACAGACCCTGCAGAAATTCGAACAGCTGAGCGTCGAGCGTAAGCGCCTTCAGGAGATGGGTCACCTGCCGAGCTGGTACACCACGCAAGGCTGGCAAATGTTCAAGAAGAAGTACGCCGTTCCGGAAGAACTGGCTGTACTAGGCCGCCATCGGCGTATTGCCTACACCCTGGCTCGACACATGAAAGGCCGTGAGGTGGAGTGGGAAGAGAAGTTCTTCCACGAGATGTGGGATGGCATCCTCAGCCCCTCCAGCCCTGCCCTAGCCAACACAGGAACCGATCGAGGCATGATGGTCGCCTGCTCTGGGCAAGTGGTCAGCGACAGCGTGGATGGCTTCTACACTGCCTTGCGTGAGACTGCGCTGCTGTCCAAGTGGGGCTTTGGCACCAGTGCCGACTTCAGCGGTATCCGGGGTCGGGGCATGCCGATCAGCAAAGGCGGTGAAGCCAGTGGTGCCGTAGAGGTCATCAATGACTTCTTCACGGCAGCGGGCAAGATCAGCCAGGGGGGTGCTCGCCGGGGGTCCATTGGAGCCTACTTGGATATCGAGCACAGCGATTGGGATGAGGCCTGCGATTCGCTGGCCGCTGAACCCAATGGGAAGAACTATGGCTGGATCATCCGTGACTCGTTCGTGGACAAGCTCGACGCAGGCGACAAGGATGCCAACCGTCGCTGGACCAAGGCGCTCTACACCAAGCTGATCACCGGCAAGGGGTACATCTTCTGCCCTGATAAGGCCAACCGCCACCGTCCGCAGATGTACAAGGACCGGGGCTTGGATATCAAAGCCACCAACCTGTGCTCGGAGATCATGCTGCACAGCTCCGACGACCTGACCTATAGCTGCATCCTGGCTTCATTGAACCTGGTGCATTGGGACCGCATCAAGAACAGTGAGTCGGTATTCATCGCAACGGTGTTCCTCGATTGCCTGTGTCAGGAATTCATCGAGAAGAGTGCCGGTATTCCAGGTCTGGAGAAGGTCCGTGAGTTCACGATCAAGGGCCGAGCCATCGGTCTGGGCATCATGGGCTTCCACACCTACCTGCAGTCGCAGAACATTCCGTACGTGGGCCTTGAAGCACAGTTCCTCTCCACCGAGATCGCCAAGCATCTGCATGACGAATCCCTGCGAGCAAGCCAGTGGCTGGCACAGGAATACGGCGAGCCAGAGTGGTGCAAGGGTTACGGTGTCCGCAACACGCACCGCACAGCCTACGCACCAACCAAGACCACCAGCCTGCTGATGGGGGGCGTCAGTGAATCTTGGTTCCCAGACCCTGGCATGGTGTTTGATGCGGGTTCATCTGTGGGCGAGCTTCGCCGGATTCCCCCGGTGTTCTACGAGCTGATGAAAGCCCGAGGCGTCTACAGCGAAGAGACCGTACAGGACATCATCGATCACCTCGGTTCTGTTCAGCATGTCGACTGGCTGGGTGACCCTGAAAAGCTGGTGTATCTCAATGCCTTCGAGATGGACCAGCACATCCTGCTGCGTCACTGCTCTCAACGTCAGAAGTGGACTTGCCAAGGTCAGAGCCTGAACTTCTACGTACCGGAAGACGGCAGCGAGGATCTGATTGCTGAGCTGATGACCCTGGTGCTGCTCGACGAGAACATCCTGTCTCAGTACTACATCTACTCGCGCAGCGGTGTGGTTGTGAAGGATGAATGCGTGGCCTGCTCAGCGTGACAGACGCCCTCACGGGCGTTCGGTGACGAACCAGTAGAAGAGGTTCAGTCATGACTTCAAGGAAGAACAGGTCACTGCATCGGAGCGCAGCACAAGGCGAGCCTGCGAGCCGACAGTGCGGAGGCGACGTTGCAGTGACCATTCATCGGTAGTGGCAGTAAGCCACCCTACAGTTGATCCAGATCAAGCAGATTCAGTGACCCCGTTCACTAGAATGCGCGCCCTCTGCTGTACGGGACTTTGTATAAGTCCTTTCGCTTGTACAACTTTCCAATCCTCGACTCGAACCTCCGCACTGGCGGCGCACTCGCTGCGCTCGACGCCTTGTGCTGCGTTCGCGCCTCGGATTGGTGAAGGTTTTTGTGGGGGATCGAGCCTGTGTCTGGCCTGCCGAAGGCACAGGGGAGATCCCCTTTATATATGCGTCGTTTTCGAGAGGTCATCTTGGACGCCTACACCAGCACGTACCCGATCGATGAAATGCCCTCGCTCATGGCTCGCTTAGGCAAGGCAAGAACCGATCGGATTCGCTACAGCTCCAGTTACACACACCCCCGTCCGCCCTCACCCCGTAACACGGCCAACCCGTTGCTGAGCCACATGCAGCGGTACAAGGCCTACGACGGCAGTCGGGTGGACGATATTATCTTGGGCATCGCCAGGCTGGATCACCACAGCAAGGCAGGGAAGCACTCCATACCCCTGAGTGTGACCCGGCTCTACAACATCCTGCAGTGCATGGATGTGATCAATACCCCGGAGATCCGCTACATGCTTGGCGTGGATACTCGGCAGGCACAGAAGTACCTGAAGGCTATCAAGTTGTGCCTGTTTCATATTCAAAAGCACATCGACAAACAACAATCCCAGACCTCGCCAGACGAGCCACTGGAATAAACCAACACTTGAAATAAACTGCATGGACGCAATAACCCCAGGAAGTAACCATGCACGACCTGCAGCACTGCAAGAGTATCGGCTGTTCCATGAGTTGGCGCAGCGAAGAACTCAACGACTACTGCCCAAGTTGCCGAGATAAGAACGTCGTTCTGAACTTCGGCCATTTGCGCAGTATCGACAACCATCGTGTGAACCACCTCTTCAAGATCAACCATCCCTGTTTGCAGGAAGCAGTCAGCTACCTACTGGAATCAGGTAAGGCTACGGATGAGTGGCAAGAAGAGTTGGTGGACAATGCCTTGAAGGCATTGAACCGCTGGCAGGAAATGATTCAAGAAGACAAACAAGGAGCTGCCATCCTGGCAGTTGAATGACCATGCTCAACTTACTGGTTTACATCTGCCCACGATTCATTACCAGGTACTACATCTACCGAACATCGGTCGGGATTCGTGTGCCCGGTAAGTTGATCCTGGCAAAGAGCAGCGATCCGAAGAGCGTGAAACCGGGAGATGTTTTACACACTGTCTCGTTCTTCAACTTCTTCGGCATACCCACGTTCATAAAAACCAAGGTGACCCACCACTGAGTCTGGTGTGTGGGTCACCTTCATTGAAGGTAGTCCCATGCGCAAGTACCTCAACAACTCCAACGTCCCCTTGTCACTGGCAGTTTTCCTGGCCACTGATAACTATGACCACGACTCCGCCACCATCAGCGCCACCACACTGATCAAACCCCTTCGCCAGATCATCCTGGCCTCCCGTGTGCCTCAGGAGCAGGGACTGGTCGATATCTCCGGCATGGTCAGCTCCCGTATGGGCAGTGCGATCCATGACAGCATCGAGCAGGCCTGGAAACAGCGTCACGTCGAAGCTATGACTGCACTGGGCTATCCGGACAAGGTGATCGCCAAGGTGCGTATCAACCCTGCACCTGAAGAACTGGGTCCGGGCGTTATCCCGGTCTACCTGGAGCAACGCGCCTATCGAGAAATCGAGGGCCGTACCGTGTCAGGCAAGTTCGACTTTGTGGGCGATGGCCGCGTGGAGGACTTCAAGTCCACATCGGTGTACACCTACATCAACAACACCAACGATGAGAAGTACAAACTTCAGGGCGGTATCTATCGCTGGTTGAATCCGAAAATCATCACGCAAGACACGATGGCTATTCAGTTCATCTTCACTGACTGGAGTCAGGCCCAGGCCAAGAGTTCCCCGAACTACCCTGCCAGCCGAACACTGGAACATGTGTTGCGTCTGCCTTCTCCGCAATTCATCGAAGAATTTATCCGAAACAAGATTCGTAATCTGGATAAGTTCTGGAATGCACCGGAAAATGAGATCCCGCTTTGTACTGAAGAAGATCTCTGGCGATCTGCCCCACAGTTCAAGTACTACAAGAACCCTGCAAAGACCCAACGTTCAACCAAGAACTTCGACAACAAGCAAGATGCTTACTTGCAACTGGCCAATGATGGCAATGTCGGCAAAGTGGTTGAAGTGCAAGGTCAGGTTAAGGCATGCCGGTATTGCCCAGGGTTCTACGCCTGCACCCAGAAAGATAAATACATCGAATCGGGTGAACTTCAGCTTTAACCACAACAGGAGTGCTCCATGCTTCCCGTCAATCAGATGCCGTACCACCCCACGGCAGAACAACTCGTGCAGATACTCTGCAACCGAACTCAGAACACGGAGCCGTTATTCTTCCGCGTCCTGGTGGGTTACTACTTTGCCGTAGTGGCCTCGCAGATGCGCTGCATCATCGGCACACCTGACCGTGGGGATATTCCAGTCAACGTCTATGCGTTGAACCTATCCCCTTCCGGCACCGGCAAGGGCCACTCCACCAGCATCATTGAGGACGAGGTGCTTCACCAGTTCCGCGACCGATTCCTGGAGGAGACCTTTCCACTACTGGCTGACCGCAACCTGCCGGTGCTGGCCAACAAGCGTGCCGTGCGCAAGAACAGCGATCCGGATGAGGAGCTGATCCGTGTGCAGAAGGAGTTCGAGCAGCTGGGTTCCCTGCTGTTCAGCTTCGACTCCGGCACCAGCCCTGCGGTCAAGCAAATGCGTCACAAGCTACTGATGGCCGATGCCGGTGCAGTGAACCTGGAGATCGATGAGATCGGCTTGAACCTGGTGGGCAACACCGAGGTGCTGACCGTGTTCCTTGAGCTGTACGACAAGGGCAAGGTCAAGACCAAGCTGGTCAAGTCGACTTCCGACAACTCACGCTTCGAGGAGATCAAGGGCACCACGCCCACCAACATGATGCTCTTCGGTACACCGTCCAAGCTGTTCGACGGCGCGACCACCGAGCAGGCCCTGTACTCGATGCTGGATACCGGCTACGCACGGCGCTGCCTGTTCGGCTACCTCAAAGGTGCCAGCAAGAATCTGGATCTGACTCCGGAGGAGGTCTACGACCTGCAAACCAGCCAGCAGACCAACCAGTTCCTCGAAGAGCTGGCCGACAAGCTGGAACGCCTGGCCGATATCATCAACGCCAACAAGCGTCTGGTGATGAGCCGGGACACCAGCCTGGAGCTGATCCAGTACAAGCTGCTGTGCGAGAAGCAGGCCGACGCCATGCCCGAGCATGACGAGATCCGCAAGGCCGAGCTGTCGCACCGTTACTTCAAAGCTCTCAAGCTGGCCGGAGCCTATGCCTTTGTGGACGACTCACCTGAGCTGACCCTGAGCCATCTGCACAACGCTATCCGACTGGTGGAGGACAGTGGCTTTGCCTTTGGGCAGATGCTCTCGCGTGATCGTCCATACGTGAAATTGGCCAAGTACCTGGCTTCCATCGGCAAGGAAGTGACTCAGGCTGATCTGGTTGAAGACCTGCCCTACTACAAGGGGTCTGCTAGCCAGAAGCAGGAGATGCTGACGCTCGCCACGGCCTACGGCTACAAGAACAACATCATCATCAAGAAGGCGTTCAACGATGGCATCGAGTTCCTGCGTGGCGAAAGCCTCAAGGAAACCGACCTGGACAAGATGGTGGTGAGCTATTCCAGCGATATGACCACCGGCTACAACAACGAGACGGCACCGTTCGACAAGCTGCACCTGCTGACTCAGGCCCCAGGCATGCACTGGATCAACCATCACCTCAAGGGCGGTTACCGCAACGAGGACAACGCTGAACCCGGCTTCAACCTGCTGGTTATCGACGTGGACGGCACCTGCAACCTGAACACAGCCAAGTTGCTGCTTAAGGACTATAAGGCGCTGTACTACACCACCAAGAGCCACACCGACCAGAATCACCGGTATCGCATCATCCTGCCGACCAACTTCGAGTTGAAGATGGATGCCAAGGATTACAAGGAGTTCTACAACAACGTCCTGCAGTGGCTGCCGTTCGATGCTGATCCCTCTGCTGCCCATCGGTGCAAGAAGTGGCTGACCCAACCCGGTCACTACGAATACACCGAAGGCGACGTGTTCGATGTTCTGCCCTTCATCCCAAAGACCAGCAAGAACGAAGAGCGCAAGCAACGGTTCGACTCGCAGCAGTCACTCGACAACCTGGAACGCTGGGTCATCAACAATACCGGGGACGGTAACCGCAACAACATGTTGCTGCGTTACGCCATGATCCTCATGGATGCCAACTTCGACTTCGATGGTATCCGCTCTCGCGTGGTGTCATTGAATGACAAGTTGCCAGACAAGTTGGATGAAGTGGAGATCATGAGTTCCATCATGGTCACGGTCGGCAAAGCACTCTCCAAGCGGTGACTGTATCCGTCTACCCCAAGTTCTCTTGGGGTTCCTTTTCTTACTCAGAAGCCGGGCTAAGTCATGACGACTACATGGACTCACTTGGCTTCTGTTTATCGGAGATAGCAATCATGGGTTGCGATATTCATTGGTACTCGGAAACCAAGAAAGATGGCGTCTGGGTGTGTGATCAAGCTGCAAGTTTCAAAGTAATACCTGCCGAAGACGAGTGGAGTCGGGAGTATCCAAAAATGGATTACCTGCCTGGGGACAATCGTGACTATTGGTTCTTCGGGCTGTTGAACAACGATGTCCGTTCCAACTGGCCGTGGTCATTCCAGTACACCTGTGACATTCCGAGTGATACGTCCAGTGAAGTGCGAGCCATCGTTGAGCACTGGGACGAGGACGGCCACTCCCAAGGTGCCCGTACTCAGGCCGAGCTGATCGCCAAGGTGGAAGAACTGAAGCGCGCCCGTGCCCAGCTGCTGATCGTCCCCAGCGAAGATGCCTCGATCCACAACGTCGACCACCTGATCGCGCGACTGGAAGAAACCCTGGCCACCCTCGGTGCCACGGACACTCCGGACGATCGCCGCATCGTGTTCTGGTTTGACAATTGATCTCAGGTGCCCTCCTGGCACTTGGCGAATTCCCACCAAGGAGTCTGAAATGACCCAAGTAAATGACCACCTGATTCTGCTGTGTGGCAAATCAGCGACCGGTAAATCCGCCTCGCTGATGGGCCTGAAGAATCCGGAAGGCGTGATGTACCTTAACTGCGAGGCGGGGAAAAAGCTCCCGTTCCGAGCCAAGTTCCAGCAGTTCACCATCACCGATCCGCACCAGGTCTTCGAGGCCTTCCAGGTTGCAGAGACTCGGCCTGACGTTCACACCATCGTGGTGGACTCGCTGACCTATCTTCTGGATATGTACGAGTCGCTGTTCGTGCTGAACTCAGCCAACTCCATGAAGGCCTGGGGCGACTTTGCCCAGTACTTCAAGCAGCTCATGCAACAGCATGTAGCCAAGTCCACCAAAAACGTGATCTTCATTGCTCACACCCGCGACACTGTGAACGAATCAGAGATGATTCTGGAAACATGTGTGCCGGTGAAGGGTGCATTGAAGAACAACGGTATCGAAAGCTACTTCACTGTAGTAATCGCCTCAAAGAAAGTTCCACTCAAGAACTTGAAGGACTATTCTTCGCCGCTGTTGAACATCACTCCGGAAGAAGAAGCACTGGGTTTCAAGTACGTCTTCCAGACCAAGCTGACCAAAGACACTGTAGGCGAACGCCTGCGTGGCCCACTTGGTTTGTTCGACACGTCCGAGACGTTCACCGACAACAACATGCAGTCGATCATCGATCATCTGCGTAAGTACTACGACTGATTCAACTCTCCCACGGCGACAGTTCGCCAAGCACCTACTAATTCAACAAAAGGTAATTACTATGTCTCTTCTCGCTGCTCTGACTACTACCAACGAAATCGCCACTGCCAAAGACTCCGTAGGTGGTGGTTTCCGTGTCCGTGATTCCGGCCTGTACCCACTGAAAGTGGCTCTGGCCTATGTCACCAAATCCAGCGGCGGTGCCATGGCACTGAACGTCACCTTCAAGGATGACGAAGGTGAAGTACGCCAGCAGTTCTGGATGACTTCCGGCACTGCCAAAGGTGGTCACAACTACTACATCGACAAGCAGAACCAGAAGCAATACCTGCCTGGTTTCATCCATGCCAATGCCCTGACCCTGCTGACCCTCGGCAAGGAGATCGGCTCGTTGGATACCGAGAAGAAGGTGATCAACCTGTACTCGGCTGAATCCAAGGCTGAAGTACCGACCCAGGTCGACATGCTGATGGACCTGGTGGGTCAGGAAGTCCTGGTTGGCCTGATCAAGCAGACCGTCGACAAGAACGTCAAGGACGCTGCAGGCAACTACATTCCGTCCGGTGAAACCCGTGAGGAGAACGAGGTCGACAAGATCTTCCGCCTCAAGGACAAGATGACCGAAGCGGAAATCCGTGCTCAGGCTGAACAGGCCAACTTCTTCGCCGTCTGGGAGCAGAAGTGGGCTGGCAAGGTCAAGGACAAAACCACCAAGGGTGCCAACACCGGTACTGCCGGTGCCCCCCGCAACGCCGTGCCATCGGCAGGCAACAGCCGTCCGACCACCAGTCTGTTCGGCGCGTAACCGGTACCCGCACCACCCACAAGGGCCAGGCAACTGGCCCTTTTTCATTTCTGCTCACGAGGTGTACATGAGCGAAACCATAGAGATCAAAACAGCTGACCAGTTCGCTAATCTGATCAGTCACTGGCATGCCAACCGCATGGCTCAACTGGGCCAGATGCAACAGGTGCCGGATGAGGTAGAGATCTGCCAGCCAGGCGAGAACGGCGAAGACCTGCCGATGACTGCCGAACAGCGTGAAGGCTTCAAGGCCGGACTGATCGTGGCCAAGGCCCTGTTCGCTGAGCTGCCTTTCATGGGCATTCCTGATGAAGAGGAAGCCTCGCTGAGCGCAGCTGTATGAGCCTGCTCAATGTTATAGGCATGGACCCTTCGTTAAGAAACTGGGGCATCGCCAAAGGCACGTTGACTGTGGGGCTGCATGGCAGCCTCACGATCAACCACCTGGACGTGATCCAGCCGGTACTCCCCACCGGCAAGCAGGTTCGTCAGAACAGTTTGGATCTGGAGTCTGCTCGTCAGCTCGCAGCACAGGCTCTGGCTGCCGCTCAAGGCGCTCACGCGATCTTCGTCGAGGTGCCGATCGGTAGCCAGTCCGCACGCGCAATGGCCTCCTACGGCATCTGCGTAGGCGTGCTGGGTGCCCTTCGAGCGAGCGGTATTCCATTCTTCGAGGTCACCCCGACCGAAGTGAAGATGATCTCCGTGGGCAAGAAGACGGCCACCAAGAGCGAGATGATCCAGTGGGCGTATGCCCGTCACCCCGAGGCCAACTGGCCTACCTACAAGCAGCATGGCCAGGACGTGATCAGCGAAGCCAAAGCTGAGCACATGGCCGATGCAGTAGCCGCAATACACGCTGGCCTGGCCAGCAACCCATTTCAACAAACGCTGCCGTTCCTACGTGTGGCATGAGAGGACTCAACATGCTGATCAAACTGAAACAATCCGAGAT